ACATCTCGTCCCACGTCGGGCAGCACTTGCGCTGTGCAGAGCCGGGCGAAACGCTAACGTGCTCCCATCCCATGCCGTTGCTTGCGATCACCCGGAACGACTTGCCGCCGACATACACCTTGAAAACACCGTTTCCGCTGTCGCCGGTGCATCCGTAAAACTCGCGTTCTCTGTCTTTCAGCCGGAACTTGTCCAGCTTGTGCAGGTCAATCATACAGGTTCACTCCCTCAATCTCCGCACGGATTTCCAACGTATACAGATAGTCAGACATGTGCTCACGCTGTGCTTTTAGCAGCTCGATAGGGCATTTCAGCGTAAAATCAAGCGTGCCCGCCGCGTGCTTAACAAGTAGCCGATTCAGCTTTTCATAGCGTTCCTTCGTCTCGTGGTACTCGCGCTTCATGCGCTCCTGCCATGTGTCCGGCGCAGCGTTCTCGCCCTTCGGTTTATAGATCGTCCTCTTCATCAGCCGCAGCGCGTCCGCGCACATCGCGTGGAACTCCCGAAACTCTGTTGTATTCAATTTCCAGATTTCAAATGCATTTTCCGTAATCGCGTCTACAACCTTGATAGCTTCATCAATCGTCATTATCTTCCACCCTCTCATATGTCTTTGCGAACACATCCGGCTTGCAGGGGTAGAACTCGCCGTTTACACCCTTGATGATGTAGTCGCCAGCAGATGCCTGCATAGTTCCCTCAAGAGTTAAAACAAGGAACATTTTCTTGTTCTCACTCCACACGACATTCATTCCACAAAACTTGTCGATTTCCGTCTGGTTCTTGCCTGTCCACCGGATAGCTTCAACCACAACAGGCTTTTTGCGGTATTTCATTATTCTGCCTCCTCGATTCCATCAAACACAATATTCATCCGCGCCTTGTCATCCAGTTCTCGCAGCGGCTTGTACACAATGCGCTTAAAGCAATCGTCGCAGTACGACATATTGGAAATGCTCGTCGAATGGTTGATCATGCTGCATACAGTAATGCAGATTGCGTTACCGGTGCCATGTTTCAGCTTTGAGCCGCAAATCTCGCATTTATTCATCATCTTCTACCTCCATCTCATCTTTTAGTGATAGCTTACGGCCGCACATAAAACAATAGTTGATTTTGCTGGGTCTACATTCAGCCATAGCAACTAATTCATAACTATTGTCATAAAAATTCCTGTGAATTATAAAGTCGCCTAAACATTTTGCGTCTGTACGGCAATAGGGACAGTTCTTTTGTTCTTCGGTCATTCTTTTTTATTCTCCAGTTTCATACGCTTAATAGCGTTTTGCACGACCGCTACAATCGAACAACACTCACCAATCGTGAGATACGGTGCGATATCTCGTACCGTTGCGATAAGGGCACGCGCCGCCACCGGTTTAATTGGCCTGTCAAATACCTCATTGTTAATTCGATCCATTGTCCGCCCTCCTGTTCCATGCTTCAGCAGCTTCTTCGTATCTATCCCTGTTGGTAACAGGTGCTATATATTCTGCTCGTGAAATTACACTGTTCTGCCGAAAATAAATTCCGCATTTTTCACAACCGACACGACATTCGATGGTGAAAATAGGCATACTCACCATATACAGATAGTTCGCTTTGCGTTCACAAGAAGCGGATGCCTCTCCCCCGCAGAACGGACAAGGTTTTAATTCAGTCATTGTCAGCCCTCCTGTTCCACGCTTCTTTTGCCTTTGGATGGGTGTTATAGCAAGGGATTTGTGCGTGACACTTCTCGCAAATGATATAAGGTCTAAAATATAGGTATTCCACCGAGATTCTGTTGCTCCCGCAGAACGGGCAAGGTTTCAGTTCAGCCATTGTTAGCACCTCCGTTCTTTCTCTCGCCGTAGCTGCAAAAATCGTTCGGTGTAATCTCCATATCGCTGATATCGCAAATGAGAAAACCGTTATCGTTAACCGCCGCGTTAACAAGATACTTGCATTCCTTACACCGCACCACTGGCACAACATCTGCAGTGGGAACGTCACGTACAGCCCATACCGGATTAAGCCCCTTTAGATACGCTTCTCCGGCGGCATCTTCCGCTGCTTCACGCTCAATATATTCAGCCATTCCTAACCCTCCCAAATCTCAATAAAGCTATCGTACATGGTGTTTCCCTCCTATCTCGTCGCAATAACCTTTACGGCGCATTCTCCGCGTTCTGTGGAATACCACGCGCAGTTCTCGTGCACACACTCGGCAGAAAATCTTTTATCCTTGTCTGCCAGCGAGAATGGGCAAATTTCCTTTGTCCTGTTTGCCCAATTACAGTTTTCACTCCACATCGTTTTCCTTCACCCTTCTTTCTTCCGCTTCTTTCAGCGCTCGAAAAGTCATCACATACACGTCCTTCGAATACGTATCGGCCTTAATGGGAATTAAAGGCGCTATATAGAGCCAGCAATCCATGTACGTAATATCATCCATCGTTTTCCTCCCATTCCTCGCACGTATCATCCTCCAACCGGAAATCCGCCCGGTGTTCGCTGTCGTCGTTGCAGCAGACTTCCTCGCAGTACCATTTGCAATTCATACACCGTCTATCCACACACACCTCCTGTGATTCCTCGCAGGCGATTAAAACTTTCATCCGCACACCTCGCCGAACGTCATTTGATCCTCGTCCTTCGGCTTGCACACTTCCTCGCAGTTGCGTGTCATCTGCGTGAAATAGCCCGGCTTCAGTTCAGCCGCTACCGCCCTGCGCCCCTGTTCGAGTGCGATGTACGGTTCGCTGCCGATCCCTCCGAACGGCGAAAACACAACGTCACCAGGGTTTGTCCAAAGCTGCACCGCGCGTCTGATAACTTCCAGCTGCAACGGGCAGATATGCTTTTCGTCCTTGTCCTCGCGTGCCAGTCGCGCGTTAAGAACGTCGGTTCTGCGAATATCAAACCATACCGGGCTTGCGTATCTCTGCCACATCGGAAGGCCGAGCACCTGCCGCGCGTCGCCGCCGTCCTTTTCCGCGTCCTCTGCGGTCTTGTAATGGCGTATCGGCTCAGGGTTCTTTCCGTCGTCCTTCCACTTGCGGAACAGCACGAGGTACTCCGGCATACCAATACCCGTCAGACTCGCATCGCGCTGAAGCTGGCAGTAAAGCAGTCTCTGCGTCTTGGTTTTCTGCATCTCCAGTACCGGGTCAGTCCAGATGACAACCTCACTGTGGTACTGAAATCCCGCCTTTTCAAAGTGCCGGATGATGTCGCCTCGGAAATCATACCAGCCGCTTGCGCCGTGGCTGGACTTGTACCGTGCAAGCTGCTTGCAGTGTACCGCGCAAATGCGTCCGTTCATCAGTACCCGGTACAGCTCCGGGATAAGATAGTCGAACTGCTCGAAGAACTCGTCCTCGTTCTTGCAGTTGCCCATATCCCGCAGATCGTCCGAATAGATGTACAGGTTTGCAAACGGCGGGCTGAAAATTTCGAAGTGAACACTCTCGTCCGGCATCTGCCGTGCCACCTCTACACAGTCTCCGTTGTAAAGTGCGTAGCGCTCATTCATTACTTCCTGCATTACACTGCCTCCTTAATCCATGCTGGGAACTTGAACTCGCCTTTTTTCAGATCGAGCACAAACTCCCGTCCTCGCACAGCTTCTGTCTGAAATTCCCGCATAGCCTGCGCCATGCTCACGGTCATCTCCTGTTTCTGCTGCGCCTTGCGTTCAATCGCATCGAGGATTTCTTTCTCTCCCTCTCCGATCACGCGCCATACGTTTACTTCCCTGTCCTGCCCGAAACGGTAAAACCGTCTTACTGCCTGATAGTAACTCTCATAGCTGTAATCCAGTCCGCAGAACACTGCGTTTCGGCAATTCTGAAAATTCAAACCGAATCCGAAGATAGAAGGCTTGGAGATCAAAACGCGGAACTTCCCGTCGATGAAGTCCACCGCAGCACGTTCCTTTGTGTCCGCCTTGTCGCTTCCTCGTATCTCCACCGCTTCCGGAATCGCTTTTTTCAGCTCATCCGCTTCCTCGTTCTGAAAGCACCAGATCACGAACTGTTCGTCCGAACTGCTAACAATTTCTGCGCACCGCTGCACGCGCTCTGCAAGGCTCTTTTTCTTCGCTGCATGAAAGCCCTTCACAGAAAGATCCAGCTTTTCCGTCAGTCCCAGCAGCGTGTTCTTCTCCGTCTGCACAACCTCGTTCTTCTCGTGCAGCTCCGGCAGCGTGTATCCGTCTGCGCGGAATCCAATATCCTTCGGACTGGAAATGCAAACCGCCCAGCTTGCCACCCATCGCCAGAAATCGTGCTCTGCGTGTCCTTTCAGCCGATAGTGTCCGCTGTTTCTCTGGTCTGCCACAAACCAGCAGGAAAGCGCCTCGCTTGAACGCATGATGCCGAGAAATTCCGCGTGGTTCAGCAGCTCCATTAGGTCGTTAGGTGCAGGCGTAGCCGTGCAGGCCAGCTTGAACGGTGTATCGCGGAACGCTCCTATAATCTGCCGTTTGGTTTTTCCCATGTAGCTTTTTAAAATCGAGCTTTCGTCTAACACCACAGCACCGAACTTTGACGTGTCGAACTTGTCCAGTTTTTCATAGTTTGTGATATTCACGCCCGGCGCAATATCCGCATCCATCTCCGCCAAAGTCACCGGCACGCCGAACTTCTCGCCCTCGCGCACGGTCTGCCGCGATACCGCCAGCGGTGCCAGAATCAACGTCGGCCTGCCGGTCTTTTGTGCGGTCTCCTGTGCCCATGCAAGCTGCTGTGCCGTCTTGCCAAGCCCGCAATCCTCGAATAGTGCTGCGCTCCCGGTCTTGCACGCCCAGTCCGTCACATATCTCTGCCACTCAAACAGATTTTCGTGCTTCTCCTGCATGTCAAATCCGCTTTTCGGTCTGCTTTTCAGCTTGCCCTTCAAAAAGTCCTCATACTTCATCCGTTTCATCCGCTCCCAAAATCTCAACCACAATCCGCGGATTCTTCGCATCCACCTCAAAGTGATCTTCAAATCCTCGGATATTCTTCCAACCGTCGTTCGACAGATACCTTGCTTTCACCAACGCATCCTGAATAACCTTGCGCCCAAACGCGCAGATATTGTCCTTGTCCCGCCGCCGGTCTTTCTCGTACCAGCGGTAGATCATATACACCGGCTCCTCAAATTCCACGTTTCCGAGCTGTCTTGCCGCGTGCATCACAACGGTTTCACACTTCTTCTTGAGCTGTGCGCCCAAGTACCGGTTGCGCCGTTCCGCCTCGATCAGCTCATTCAGTCCCGGCAGCGGGCCTTTGATTACAAATTTCATCTTTCACCTCTGCTGGCTTTCACTCGTGCCGCCCACTCATTTTCCCAGTCACTGGCGGCGGGCGCACCGTTAAACATCGGCGCATCCGTTTTGGTTTTCTTCGGCTTGTCTTCGATTTTGTCCCAGATGATGCCTTTCCAGTTGCTCGCCATACTCAACCGGATAACTTCGACCACAGCCTGTTCGCCGCGCTGCTTTACGCGGTTCTCGATCTCTGTCAGCAAAGATTTCAGTCCAGTCGGCTTGTACCCTTCCCTGCGTTCAGCTTTGTATCTGAGCCAATCCTCGACCGCCGAGCGTACCGGTTCGTTAAACCGTTCCGTCCAGTCCGGCTCTTTTGGCTTTTCCGGCTTTGGCGCTTTAATCTTCGGCGAACATTTTGCCGGTGTCGTCACTTCGTCGCGTTCGGTGTTCTGGTACTCGTCGTACTTGCTAACCGTGATAACTGTATAGTGCCGATTGGTTTCCACCGTGATTTCGCCGGTCTTTTTCAGTTTACCGAGCGCCGTCCGTACCTGCTGCACAGACAGCCCACTTTCCGCCGAGAGTGCCGCATAACTTGTTGCAAACGCACCACGCGGTATTTCTATACCCTGCCACTCGCAAGTCTTGTAATTGGCTCTCAGCAGGACGTGCAGCCATAGCTTGCAGGTGGGGAGGTCTGTATACCATCCCCACTCCGTAAGCGCACGGTGCAGTTTTATGTGCCCGTTCATTCCCCATCACCTCAGAACGGAACGTCCGAATCTTCCTCCGGCATATCCGCAAAATCGCTGTTCTCCTTCGGCTTGCCTCCGCAAAAGTCGATGCTTTCGCACTGCACTTCCCACGAGCGGCGCTTATTGCCGTTCTTGTCCTGCCAGTCGCGACTTTCCAAACGGCCGGAAACAATGCACATATCGCCCTTGTGGAACCATGTGCTTGCGTGCTCCGCCAGCTTGCCCCACAGGACAACGGAACAGAAGTCGCTCTGATATTCTCCGTTGTTATCCTTTCTGCTGCGTTGTACCGCAATCGTACCGCTTGCTACAGCCGTATTAGACTGCGTGTGTCGCAATTCCAAATTATCTGTTAATCTTCCTTGTAAAACGATCTTGTTAAGCACTTGTATTCCTCCGTTTGTTGCATTTTTTCAATCCATTATGCAATTTCGCATGTTCTGATCGGGTCAGAACCACGATATTTTCTGGATTGTTGTTTGTCTTATTGCCGTCAATGTGATGTACAATGTCCGAAGATGTCAGCTTTCTTCCGTATTTCTGTTCAGCTACAAGCCTATGTTCCAGCACAAACCCGTGTTTATCTGCTAAGTGGTTGTCTGGTCGATATACAAGAATATACCCGCTTGAGTGTTTCTTTCTTCCTCCGGACCAGTGATAATTTTTATCTCCAGCCATTGCTTCTCTCAGCTTTTGTTTGGTTTCATCTGACATCTTGCGTCCGTACGTCGGGCACAAGCTACCGGTTTTCCCAATGTGCGGATGTTTATGATTTTTCCACAGAAACTTCACACTCTCAATTCTCGTGGGAACACGCATGCCTGCTTTTTTCATCTCTCTTGAGAGCTTTTTTCGTTCAATTCCGATCTCGTCCTCAAGCATTCGCAAGCTCGCGCCTTCTGCAATTCGGGTCTCGATGTATTCCCGATATTTTTCTAAATCAACTTTCATCTCCCTGTCTCCTTGGTATACTTCTGGTTTTCCTCGTCCCAGAGTGGATACATGCTTTGCAGGTACTCCCGCATTTCCCGCTTGATTTCCTTTCCGTCGCCCTGATCTGCCTCTCGGTGACACTCCGGGCACAGCATCACAAGGTTTGTCGGGATACCCATGCCGCCGCGTGCTCTGCTGACGTAATGCGCAGCCTGTAACACGCCGCCCTTCCCGCAGTGACGGCAGATACCGTCGTCCCGGTCGTAGCATTTCTTCCACACCGCCGGACTAATGCCGGTAAACTTGGTCTGCCGTCTCATTCTTCCATGTCCTTTCTCGCTGCACGTTCCAGCCTGCGCTTTGCCCTTCGTCTGTAGTCCTTCTTCATCTTCGCCCATCCGCTGTGATTTCGTGCCCAGCAGGCGAAGCGATAGCCTATTTCCCAGTCCGCTGGTACAAAGCGTTTGTATGTCGTAAACCTCATACGCAGCGTTCCTTTCTTCCGGTTTCCCACTCGTCTTTCAACTCGCTTAACAGGCTGGGTGACGCGGTTTCCACTCCGGCGTTTTTGCAATCCTGAATGCAGTTGTCAATCAACTGTGACATTTGCCGCTTGTCAAAATCGCTTGAACCATAATACGCAAGCACTGTTGTGCAACCGTTGATTTTCGATGCTCTGGTTTCAATAAATCTTCCAATATGGTTGCTCGTCCACTTTTGACCGAAACTCGCTACTGCCCGTGTCTGCATACACAGCACTTCGTAGTTTCCAATATCTTTGATATGTCGTCTGTAAATGCACTCCGGCACTTCTCCCATGGCTTTAGAGAGTTCTCCGCAGAGCTTCCAGTACATTGCGTTTGCGTCAAGGCTTCGTTTGTCGTACTTCTTCTTCACCTCGGCGGTATAGGTCTTGCCCTCTTTGAGCTGTTCGCACTCCACCCGCGCCATAGGCGCGTTTTTGATATGCAGGCAAAGCCAGTTGCCGAGGTCATTGTGAATGACCTTCGCCGCGTCAAAGTCATGCGTCATGCGGCATCTCCTTCTGCATTTCCTCTACAGCTTTCCACTTCTCCTGCAGCTCCAGCAGCGCAGCGTTCATTTTCACAATATCGCCCTTGTCCTTGGCGTACCGCTCGTCCCAAAGCTGCTTTGCAACCGCCTTGTCACCGCTGATCTTCACCAGCAGTTTCTTTACCTCGTTCGCCTTGGCTACCGCCGCCGCAACCTTGGGGTCTTCCGGCGGCTTCTTGTCCGCGTGCGTCTGCTCGTGGTATGCATCCGTGTCTGCGTCCTTGGTGTCATCGATCAGGAATAAGCCGTTCAGCGCATACTTGCGTGCATAGCTGCTTGCCGTGCCGGTGATCTGTGACCCATCCATGCCTTTCTTGTCCGCATCCTCGCGTGCAAACGCTGTATTGTGTACCTGTTCGTGGGTCTCATAGTCCGTGATAGTGGCCGTAGCGCAAATGTAAAAGCGATCTCCAACCTGCTCCACGCTGTCGGACAACACAACCGCACAGCCGTTCTTACTGAGCACCGGCTTCAACGCCTCCAAAATGTCCTCGCAGCTGCGGTACTTGTACTTGCCGAAGCTGTTAAACTGTCCCTTCGGCGCTTTCAGTTCTCGCTGAACTGCCGCTAACTTCTCATACACGCTCATTCTTCATCCTCCTGCTCAAAGTCACAAACCGCCATTCTCAAATCATCGAGAAAGCTCTTGATTTCCTGCGGAAACAAATCCGTGTAATCCTCCAGATACAGGCCAATAGCTGTTTCGGCTTCCCACATATCCTGCAACCGGTTAAGTCGCTCCTGATCTGCCCTCTCCGTCGGCTCTAACGCCCGCTCGGGGCATCCTGTAATTGCATCACGCATTGCGCAGTGCCTCCAAAACGTCCTCGTCATGCACGATTTCCGTCTCTGTAATCGCGCCGTTTTTCAGCATATAAAACGTATCCGCTTTGATGGTTTCTCCATCTACGCAAACAGTCTGAACGCCTAAAATGTGCATTTTTTCATCACGTTCCGTGAGCACCAGCCAACAGCCGACAGCACCTTTCGCTTTGCTGCCATACCCGGTAACGACCGCAATGCTTTCCGCTCCTCCAACCGTGGCGGCGCTCTGGTTTCCCGTGTTCGTGGCGGCGCTCCGGTTTCCCGTGTTCGTGGCGGCGCTCCGGTCGCCCGTGTTCGTGGCGGCGCTCCGGTCGCCCGTGTTCGTGGCGGCGCTCCGGTTGCCCGTGTTCGTGGCGGCGCTCCAGTTGCCCGTGTTCGTGGCGGCGCTCTGGTAGCCCGTGTTCGTGGCGGCGCTCTGGTAGCCCGTGTTCGTGGCGGCGCTCCGGTCGCCCGTGTTCGTGGCGGCGCTCCGGTATCCCGTGTTCGTGGCGGCGCTCTGGTAGCCCGTGTTCGTGGCGGCGCTCCAGTCGCCCGTGTTCGTGGCGGCGCTCCGGTCGCCCGTGTTCGTGGCGGCGCTCCAGTCGCCCGTGTTCGTGGCGGCGCTCTGGTAGCCCGTGTTCGTGGCGGCGCTCTGGTAGCCCGTGTTCGTGGCGGCGCTCTGGCGGCCCGTGTTACTCTCTTTCGCGCTCTTAAAATCCACTTTTTCCAGAATGAACTTCACGCCAGCCTGAATCAGCCCCGAAAGGCCAATCTCTGTTTCAATCTTGATTTTTTTTCCAACCCGCTTGCTGTCCTTCTCAGTCTGCTCGTTAGTATCCAAATCTACCTCGCAGTAACGCGAATCTGCCGGGTTGTAGTATCCGAATACGTCCATCGGGTTCTCGCAGGCGTGGAAACCCTTGCGGCAAATATCCGCCGCGTTTTCCTCGTACTCTTTGCCGATTTCGTACTGAAAACCACGGCATTTCAAGTCCTTGTCAAAGCCTTTGTAGCATTTCACTTGCTTTTTCTCCTCTCCGGTGCTATAATCACCGTAAACCTATTTTTCTTTGCCGCTGTTCGGATTGCCGTCCGTCAGCGGCTTTTCTCATGCCTGCATGTATTCCAGTTCACCGCTGAGCGGTGCAAAGCACTGCGGGAACGTGTTGCCGTAGATATCTTTCAGCAGTACAAACCGCCATCCCATGCGATCTACGGTCTTAACCTGCTGTGTCGGCGGCAGCTTTGCCATCTTCTCGCAGCGCTGCTCCAGTTCGTCCAGTGTGCATACATCCTCCGGTCGAAAGTCCAGTCCGTCCTTCTTGTGTGGTGCAAACCGCATCACCCGCTCAGTGTCAAACACCGAGCCGTTAATTTTTACTACCATGCTTGTCCTCCGTTCTCATGCTGATCGTCTTTGCGCTCTCGCGCATATGCAAGCCGTACTTAGCCGCCGTCATCGCCTTGCCGATAACCCGGCGCTGCATGTCTTTGACTTTCAGCGTCTTGCGTCTTGCTTCCGTCATATCCTGTTTTCTCCCCTCAGCGATAACGGCCGCGATATCTCTGCCGGTGTTCATAGGCCGCAAGCAACATGCTTGCCCTTGCGCTCACCATGCCGACAGCCAGCAGCGCCAGCATGATAGCGGCTCCGGAAAACAAGTCGATTCTTCCGTTCTCGGTCATTCCGCCGGATATCAGCGTTCCGAGAAAGCTCATTCCTGCAAGCCATCCGTAACGTTTGTAGGTCATTGGTTTCAATCCCCTTTCGCGGTTTCTTGTAACCCTCGAACGTAGTGAGAGGGTTATTCTTTTCTTTTTTTCTTAGAAAGTTAAATTAATATATATTCGACCGTAGGGAGAATATATATATACTTCTTTTCTTTCTTTGTTACTTTCTTTCTTATGCCTCGGTGTGTTGATGGTTTGTTATCGGTGTGTTATCGGTTTGTTGATTGTGTGTTATCTGTGTGTTGATGGTCTGTTGTTAGAGTGTTAAGCAGACGCTTCCGCCTGCACCAATCGGTTAGCCACATCGGCCACATGATAGCGACCGCCAGTTAAACGCGGAACACCATCTAAATACCTCTGCACGGTACGATAACTAACGCCAAACCAGTCTTTTAACTGTTTTGTGGTAATATATTCGCACCCTGCGAACGTGCGTAAACGGCCTTCAACCGTGCGCCTGCGGTTGCTTAATTCTGTTGCTGTCATTCGTTCAACCCTCCGCTTTCTGTGTGTTATTGGTGTGTTGATGGTTTGTTATTAGTCTGTTGCTTAGTGTGTTGATGGTGTGTTATCTCTCATCATCATCGTTGCCGCAACGCAGCATCGCACACACAATAAGCAGCGCCATTTCAACGCCCAGTGTTGCCAGCACTCCGGCAACAAAAGGTGGAATATACATCGGTATCACCTCCACTTGTTCTCCCCTTCCTGACCGTGGTATAATAGCCGAGAAAGGAGCATTCAGCACATCATCGGGTTTCTCTTCGCTTGGGAAACGCTCGTCTGATTTCACCGTCTATATACACGTCGTAGACCTTGCAAAGCAGTGTGCAAACACCGAATCCCAAAGCGAACCCAGCAAGCGCCGTGCCAAAATCACCTGATGAACAAACTCTTTTTACATTCATTGATATCACCCTATTTCAGAAAGGATTGTTTTTATTGTTTCGTCCAACTAACCCGCAAAACAAAGCGCAAACACAAGCTGAATTACGCGATTGGGAAATGAAACGCGCCCATCGTGCTAAGCTCGAACGGCGAGAAAATTTCCATTATTGGATAACTACCGTCCTCGCTGTGCTTGCCTTTATCCTGTCTGTCGCATCGTTGTCATGGCAGGTATACAAAGACCTGCACCCTACCGCTTGTACCACTTGCGCATCAGCACAATCAGCACAGCCAGAATAACCATTGTTGCGACGTTAAGCGACATCAGTACTGGATCCATTGCTCTCACCTCCGCTTATGCGCTCTCGTTGTCATGACGGTCAAACAGATACTCGATATTCATGCCGGGGAACAGTTTGTCTCGGATAACACGGGCTTCGCTGTAAGTAAAATCCGTGACGCCTTGCATCTTGTTTCGTACCGTCTTTTCGCTGCAATTCATAACCTGCTGAATATCATAGTAGGTCACATTGAATCGCGGCATTTCTTTTTCAATGAATCTCATACAATCACCTCCTGTTACCATATTCGGTAATCTGTGTTATTATAATATCACCGAATACGGTAATTGTCAATGGTGTATCGGAAATATTTTTACCTAATTCGGTAATTTCTTTATTGACACTGCATGCGTATAGTTATATAATGAAGTCATAGAAAGGAGGAATTGAAATGCTGGTAGACGCGCTGGATATAATGAAGCAAAAAAGTGGTAAAACACTGCAACAGATTAGCGATGAGTGCGGAATACCCAAAGGAACGCTCAACAAAATCTTTGCCGGGCAAACCAAAGACCCGCAATACGGGACTTTGAAAACCATTGTTCATGCACTCGGATTCACTGTTGACGATCTGGAGAAGTTCGAAAATCCAGAAATAAAAAAATCTCCCGCTCCGGCCGAAGCCAAAGCGAGAGAGATAAATGCAAAACATATTATGGATGTGTTTGTGTCAGCTGGAATTATGCCTGCTGGCGAAGATTTGTCTAACGAGGACTTAATCTTTCTCCGATCGATCGCCAACGCAGTTTCCACTTGGTTTCAAGAGCGCCACCAGACCGGATAAAATCTTTTCCGGTTCTTCAAATGTATTGAGATAGGCGGCGAATGCCTCATAGTTTGGATATTTATTATTTTCCATGTTTTGTTCCCTGCCTTTCTTGATACTATGGTATTACCAATATAAGGCAATATCAAGCAAAACCGTCCGTCAAGTTATGACAATATTATAAATCGAACACTTGTTCGATTCAAGGACGAGTTTTCAGATTACAAGCAAAGTCCAATAAACAGGACTTATGCAACACGGGAGAGTGTCAAAATGAGTTACGAGGTTTGCTTTTACAATGGACGTATATCATTCATCTTTCCCAAACCTGCTGGCGCTCTTTATGACAATCGAGATATTATCTACGATGCAGAAAGAATATCCGTAGATGGTGAAGCGCATGATTTAACATCTATTTCGTCCATTGAATCTATTCCGGTTCCTACTTTTGACACTTCAATATCGGTGCACGATGATTTAGGTGTCACCGGTTCGTTGGAATATGTTCTAAGGATGCATGCAAGCAGGCTGTGGAAAATTGAAAAGTACGACTTAGCACTTGCATGTATAGAGAAAGCAACCGAAATCATGTTTGAATCGCCCATCGGTTGGAGTGAAAACGATTTCTACCGCGTCGTGCAATGGTACGAGGAAATCGGAAGATTTTCCAAAGCCTTAGAGTGGCAGCATAAAATCGAGGAAAACTCAAATAAAATCTCGGTTGGCGCTGCACTCAGAACCCGCATCTACAATGAGGTAAAAATCAACTGTCTGGCCATGGGCACAGATCTTGTTTTGATTCCATGGGAAAACGGAAGAAGTGCAGTGTCTGCCAAATATCAAGGGCGTGTGTATACCATGCACGGAAATGATTGGCGTTTCCCTAAGCTCCCGAAATTCATTCTAAAGACCGGATATGTAGAGCCAGACGGCGCGTTCGTTCGATTCCCTATAGTCTTTTTCGACGACAGAAACCAAGATAGGATTTATTATAAAGGCGAAGAACAGCCTATGCTTCACACAAGCTGGAGGCCGTTTGTTGATGATCGAGACGAAGACGAGATCGAAGTATACAACGAATTGCAGCGCAGGATTCGTCACGACAAAGAGCGTAGGTTAAACCACAGTATATATTACCGTGTAAGGTATCTTCTTCCTGACCTATGTCCTAAATCTCTCAGCGGATTCACTCGTATAAAAAATCAGAACTCCGCCAAATATCAAAAGCTGGTAGAGGAACTAAGCGGTCTCGGTTTTACTATTCCAGATACTACAATAGCGATTGAAGAACCAATAGACCCGGAACCAAACTACCACGGAGGGCGGATTATAAAACCGTTTATTCTGCCGTGGAAGTGATACGCGAAATAAAAGGGTGTCGCGTTTCGCTACTCCCCATCGAATAGCGTCGCGATTTGCGACGGAATACCGTCGGTTTAAGCTACGGTACTTTCGAGTAAAAATGTCCGTAACTGCAACCCGGTCAAAATTGTCTGGGTTCGGTGATGGGGTTTTGCTCAATTTTGAGCAAAAGGGTAAGGGTATAAGTTGAACTGACACCCCTCGGTTATGAGTCCCTGATTTAGGGGCTCAGTTAAACCGGACAGCGTTTCGCACAAAAATGTGCGAAAGTATTTTCAAAGCCCATGACACAGTAGGCATGGCTCGAAGCCAATCTAAAAGGCTTAGAGCGTATGCAAAACTCAATCGAATTCATGCTGCACGATCTCGCGCAGTATGATGAGACACAAAAAATCGCCCGTCAATCTCGGCTGACGACAATATTCAATCAGCTTACCGAGGACGGGCAGGAAAAAGCATTGGATTTCCTTGAAATCATGCTCGGAAATCCGAAGTATAAGAAATAAAAGGGAAGTGGAATTATGTTTTGCACGAATTGTGGCACGGAATTCGAGGGAAATTTCTGCCCGAACTGCGGAACAAAGGCTGGTGAACAACCACCTGCACAAACCGTTGCCCCAAAGGAAACGCACGAGTATTACGACAAAGAGGGCGATTTAATCGACCTCTCCACGATCTACGGCGTTTACAAGGACAGAACCGGCATGTCTGCATTCTTCCGCAAGTGCACGGACTATGATTCGGTTACTATCGGTAAGGCGTTGGATTACATCGAGGACAACGTAAAGCCGAAGGAATACGGTATGCTGGATACAATCCGCATGAAGCGTCAGATTGAAGCACCGATTGAGAAGATCATAAAAGCGCAAGAAGTGAACGACCCTTCGGTTAAATTGCAAAAGGCGCAGCTTTCCGAACTGAAAAAGGCGAACAAACTACAGCAAAAAGAAATGAGCGCACAAGCGCGTTGTCCGCGTTGCGGCTCCACTTCCCTTTCTGCGCATAAGAAGGGATTCGGCATCGGCAAGGCCGTGGTAGGCGCAGCCGTGACCGCGCCGCTGGGGCTGGGATTGATCGGTGCCGTAGCCGGAAACAAGGGCGCGAAAAAAGTCCGCGTCACTTGTTTGAAATGCGGAAAACAATTTTGGGCATAAAAAACGCCCACCGGCGGCAACCGGTGGACGTTATACGGGGGTAGAAATCTTGTGCAACGGAATTCTACCCTCTTATTATATCGAAAATAGGAGGAAAATGCAATGCCACGTCGAAAAAAAGACCCTCGCGGCTTTGTCCGTGAGACCGGAACGTATATGGGAAAGCACTACGACCTGAGAGCAAAAACCGAAAAGGAACTCAACGAGAAAATCAGGGCAAAACGCGCAGAGATCGAATCCGGAAGTAAACTCATTGAAGCCGGTGTTACCGTAAAGGAATGGGGGAAACGCTGGGTAGAAACCTACAAGTCCGGCGTGAAGGAATCCACGCGCAGGCTGATTGAGGGACGGCTTGTGAACTACGTCTATCCCTACATTGGGGATATCCCCGTTAGCAAAGTGCGGCCGCTGAACTGTCAGGAAGCGCTTAACTCTGCGGAAGGACGTGCGCCGGACACCGTAAAGAAGGTGCAGCAGGCAATCGAGCAGATGTTCCGTGCAGCCAAGCAGAACGGCTTGTGCGTCAATAATCCTGCGGAAGATTTGAAGATGCCCCGTACTGGCAAGCAGAAGAGCCACAGGAGCATTACAGATCGAGAACGTGTTATTTTACTGGAAACTGCAAAGACGCATCCTGCGGGGACGTGGGTGCTTACTCTGCTGTATAGTGGCTTGCGTCCGGCGGAAAGCCTTGTGCTGACATACGCCGATATTACAGGCGGTATGATTACTGTTGACAAGGCATACGACCGGGACACCCGCGCCGAGAAATACCCCAAGTCAGACGCAGGCGTTCGCAAAATCCCAATCATCCCCCAGCTTGCCGCAGTCCTGCCGAAAGCCGGCTCGTTCGGTGAATTGGTTTTTCCGCGTAACGGGCACTTGTACGATGATAAGTCCATGCGTGCCATGTGGCAGGGTTTCCGCGCCGCTATGGATGATACCGAACGTGAGTTGATCGCGGCGGGGAAAATCTCACCCATTGCCGAGCAGCTGCCGCCTATCGTTCCCTACGATCTGCGCCACACGTTCTGCACGGATTTAGAACGTGCGGGCGTACCGCTCAACGTCGCAAGCAAACTCATGGGACACGCATCTATAGAGATCACCGCCAAGATTTACACTCACACCGGCGAGGATATGATTGAGCGTGCAGGTGAGCAATTAGCCGCCTTGTTCAGTCCCACATTTAGTCCCATTAACGAAGTGCAAAAAACGCCTATGGATGACATTATGCGAGAGCTGCAAGAACTTCGTGCAGCAGTGCTCAAAGCCGTATAAAATAACAAAAAAGCCTTGTTTCAATGGATTTACCAAAGAAACAAGGCTTTTTAATATGGAGCTGCTAACCAGATTTGAACTGGTGACCTCATCCTTACCAAGGACGAGGTGAAATTTCGAAACCCCACAGTATGTCTGAACTTTTGACACTTCAAAAATTTTAGTCCCATGTTTAGTCCCACTTGACCTATACATTGTACCACAGATAGCGTGGGACTTCAACACCGCAATGAAGGGAGGGCATTTGCCCTCCCTTTATTCAATGCTTCACAACATACCGGTAGTATGCCGCTTCCTTATTTTTCACTGCGTCCTTGTCTTCGAGCCAGAACGCACAAGCAGCGTCAACATAGTAATCAATGTTGCGGATGCCGTGTTTCTCGTTGACCTTGCCAAAGTCGGAGTATACAGCGTTCATTGCCACCCAGAATTCTACCGGGTCGTAATTCAAGTTGTGCTGCTGCATTACCTGCTTGCACTGTTCAAACGTCCAGTGCGGGCCGGTCGTGCCATCAGCGTTCTGCATGTTGTGCAGCCATTCGTCCGCCATGTCCTTAGTCATACGCCCGGTGTGCGTGCTGGACGCATAGCCCATAGTGCGCTCAGAACCGTGCGTCTTGTCGCCTACATAAGAAGTATCCCCCATGTAAGCATCATCGTCACGAAAGCCAATAGGGCGCATCTCGTCATCGTAATCGGGGTACTCGTCATACTCCGGATATTCCATGCTGCTTTTCGGCGCAAAGCGTCCGTCAGAATAACGGCGATAATTCCGCATCTCCGGTTCGCCGCCGTGAATACGCTCATCATAGTAACCGTAAGGCTCAATATGATTGTACCGATACCGCACGCCGTAATGCTGGCGATCTTCGGGATACGTCTTGCGGATTCTCCATTCCTCCGGCGAAGCATTCTCTCGGCGGGTGTGCTGCATCAACAGCATTCGGGTTCCTCGTTTCATGATGATACCCCCTTACGCCGTCGGCGCGGTGCCGTTAATAGACCGCAGCGCGTCAGAATGAGAGCAGCAGGAATTACCGAGCATTCGGAAACTGCCGCCGCTGGACGAAGTGACAACGCGACACAGGTATTTGTGACGGGTGTCCAGATTAAACACTGTCGCCTGTGCGCCGTTGCATTTCAGCAGCGGATACGTTACCGTTCCGTCGCCGATTGTGATTACTACCGGTGCGCCGATGATCGTTGTGCTCGGAATGTTCTGCGCGATTACGATTCCGTATACGCAGCCGTTCTGGTAATCTCCCGCCGGAATGTTCACCGTCAGCACGCCGCTTGCGTAAGTCACGCTCTGCGAGATACGCAGGTTCGGACACAGTTTTTGTACAGGCTTGCAAGCCATAATCAAAACCTCCTATCAAAGCCGGGGGAATGCCCCCCGGCTGAACGTATCTCTCACATGCAGCAGCAGGTGTTGCCGCAGCCGGAAAACTGGTAAGGTGCCGGGACCGGAAACGCCGGAACGGGTGCCGGACGCAGCGCGTTTACAAGATAGTTGTTCTGCGCCTCCTGAGAAGCCGCGAACTTCAAGGTCTGGTTCTCCGTCTGGAGCGCCGCGATCTTCTCTGCCTGACGTGCAGTTTCCATCTGGTCAATCCGCGCAATGATACGGTCAGTGTCGTTGTGGGTAGACTGGATGATATCACGCGCATTAGTAGCAGCGTTGTAATTGGTGTCGCAGAAACCGCGTTCTACCTGACGCTGCGTATCGCAGCAGCAAGAAGCCATCTGCGTGCCCAGAGCAGTAAGGCCAGCAGTTACGCCGTTAAAGCCAGTGTTCATGTTCTGGTTTACGCCGTTGATAAGCTGTGCGTTCTGGTAGCCGAGCTGGCAAACCGAATTGTCCACGCCGTGGAAGCCGTTAGAAACCGCGCTGCCGAGCGTATTGAAGCCGGTCAGCATACCGTTGTTCATGCTGTAAAAGCCGTTGCACAATCCGTCCTGAATGCCGAGAACGGAACGGGAAAGGTTGTTGAAATTGAACTCGCTGCACAGGTCAGAGCGAGTAACCGCGCCCTGATAGCCTGCACCGTTGCCGCCGTTGTTGCCCCAGCCCCAGCCGTTGCCGCCGAAAATCAGTGCAATGATGAGGAAAGCGAAAATCCAGGAACCGTTGCCGCCCCACATACCGTCATTGCCGCCGCCGTTGTTGTCAGAACCGAGAGCGTAGCCGGTTGCAAAATCGTTATCCATTTGAAAATCTCCTTTTCAGTATATATTTGAACGGAACCGCGCGTATTCCGAACATGACAAATTCATGCCGGATTTTTCTTCAAGATTCCGTAACTGAAAAGGGAACCGTAAAAAATCGTCTGTTTTTTTACAGTTTCGTATTTACTTGATCTTCATGCCGAACTGCTGTGCAAACTGGTCGAGGTCGATTCCCCGCTCTTTGGCAATGTTCATCGCCATCTGCCGCAGCGCGTCCGGACTCTTGCCCTGCATACTCTGCATCAGCTGACCGACAATCGGATTATTGCCCGTCATCTGCTGCAAAAGCGCCGTCGGGTTTCCGCCGTGCTGCATCAGCTGCAAAACCTGCATCATCGGGTTATTCATCATGCTTCGTCCCTCCCAACTGGTCGCAGAGCGTGTTAAACCGTGCTTTCAGCTCGTCAAACTCACTTCTCGGAACGAACTTTTCCGTTTCCAAGGGTTTATTTATTTCCGGCTCCTGCACTCTGCGGTACAAAGCAAAGTCCGCGCAGCCGGTTTGCAGGTTTAATTGTTTGGTGTAGATCGCGCCGTGTGCCGTGTCCGGCATAATAGTCAATGCGCCCGTGAAATCGGTCTGTACGGCACGCGCTTCTTCCACGCTTGCAACAGGCCTGACAAGGTGCTGCGGCGACTGTACGGGTTGCTGAACCTGCTGCTGCGGGTACTGCTGCGACGGATACTGCGGCGTATAACCGCCGTATCCGTAAGGTGCTCCATATGCCATTAGCCCAGCACCTCCGTAACGTGTTCACTGATGGACTTGCGCGCAGCCTCTTTGTATGCAAGATATTCCTCCAGATACTCCGTGTTGCCTGCTTCGCGGTAGTCCTCTGCAACGCGCCGAGCGCAAACAGGGTCGTAGCCCAGCAACTCAAGACGTTGTTCGTAACTCATAGGCGTTCACTCCTTATACTTTCAGTATAAGGCTTTTCGCCGTCCCGAACCTGTCATAAAACTCGCAATATTTTACGTTTGATGCAGTTTAGCTTGCGGTACACGGTGCTTTCGCTCATATGCAGTGTAAGTCCAATCTCAACGATAGAACGCGCCGATGTCCTCATGTCGAACACGGCGCGTTCCTCGTCTGTAAAGTTGCATTCCTGCCGGAGGTATTCCACCTCCGGTCTTGTAAACTCCGTTAATTTCATGCGGTTATCCCCTTGTTATGGTGTCACCGCATATCTTTCCCCTCGTTTTTTCTCTTAGTCGTACAAATGTGCTCTGTCGTTGATAACCAGCAGGCGCAGCAGGTCAGTGCTCAGTGCTAGCTTGCCCTTATCGTCGCCCCGCAAAAAGCCCTTGTTCACCAGCTTCTGCACGGTGTCTTTCGCCCACGCCGGGCATTCGGCAACGCTGTTGTATACTTTCTTTGCGCTTTCCGCTTTGCTGATCTCCTGCTTTGCGATTGCGCGGGTCTGTGCTTCCGTCATATCTTCAACCTCTTTCTCTGTCAGCATGGTTTTGAATTTCTGCCACAACTGTGGATTGCGTACCCACGGTTCGGGACAATTTTTCCTCGTCACATCATAGTGACGGCACACGCGCGATACCGGAATATGGTACTTTGCCATCAGCTCCCGTGTCAGCTTTGCTGCACGCTTCATGGTCTCTTCCGGGATAACGTACACGCCATTACGGATGACGCTGCACATTTCAATTCCAATAGAATTAGCGTTCCGGCAGTCGTTGTAGTAACTGCCGCCGCGTTCCCTGCCGCAATGCCATGCCGTGTCGCCGTCCTTTACGCTCTGCACAACGCCGTTCGGGTCTACAAAGTAGTGCGCACTGGCACGCAGGCCGCTTTCTCTTGCAAAAAAGTCCGCATTGTTCTGTGCCGTATCGCCGTTATTCGCGGTGAAATGCAGAACAATCCAGTGCACGGGGAACTCTCTGCCCTTGCGGTAGTTGCTTGGGTTACAGCCCTTAAAAGTGATTTTCATTTTTCCTCATCTCCGATTTTGTCCACCGCGTCCTTTGCGGCCGCAAGTGCCTTTTTCAGCCATGCCGGACACGGCGCGCCGAGCGAAACTGCGTTCTCCACGATAGAGCCGAGTTCGGTCAGCGTGTACCAGACTACCACCAGCGGGCAAAGCAGCACCGTGTATTCAAACGGCAGCGTTACGCCCGGCAGATGGTCTACAATCATTCCAATCAGCAAGTCCGCGCCGCCTGCGACCGCAACGACCACAATAGAGCCGACCTTGTGAAAGATACCGTCTCTCGCTTCCTTGCTCGACCAGTTGCCCTTCTGCATAGCCGCCGCCGTGCCGGTTAGATAGTCCACCGCCATCGCTGCCACAAACAGCACAACCAGCCAGCCGAACCACCCCCAAAGTGCGGTAAGCACCGCAATGCCCGCCGCAACAGCGGCCTTAAATTCGTTTACATTGTTCATTTTATTCTCCCTTGCGCGTTATTTCTCTTTACGCGTATGTTTTACAGCCCCAGCCGCTGCTTAATTACTCTCCAGTTTTACTTCGACCCATTTAGGGTTTTCTGCGCCGGGCTTCTTCGGCTTACTTGTGTTCATAATCATGCCGCACCGCCTTTTGTGCAATGCGACGAAGCAGCGTTAGGAGCTGCCCCCCGATTTTAGTATGCTTAAGTTGTGCATATTGTCCTCCTTACTGTTTCACAGCGTTTGCCTGTAGCCATTTGAGCAGGTCGCCGGTAGGCGGCTCAAGGAATGTGATTGTACGAAGTGAATCAGATAACCAGCCCGTAAAGTAAACAAGCAGACTGTCCCCAGCGGAATATACGATATCGTCAGCATGGTTAAAGCCTATATACGCTATGCTATGTCCCATCTTTCCACCAGCATAAAGAAAAATTCTGTCGGATTCTTTGGTTACACCATTGTACTCATATGTGAATTTGATACTCACATCAAGATTCGTAGTTGTTGGAGTGCTGTTAATAATCCACATATTTTCAGGATTATTTGTCCGCTTCCTCGGAAAATTATAAATCATCTGGATACCTCACGAAAAGCTAACCGGCGTAACCGTCACATAAACGTCAATCGCCGCCGTCGGAACGGTATCCGCCGTAAACGTCAGCTTGCCCGCCGCCTGCGCGGTACACTGGATTCCCGCATCGTTGTACGCCGTCATGCTTGCCGCCGCAGGCATCGGCAGGATAAGCTGTGCGGTTTCATCCGCCACAACGTCAGCAACCGCAACGGTTTGCTGTTTCGTCGAGCTGTTCCAACCCGCAACTGTTAGCGATACCTTGTGCGCCTTGACCTTGAGAGCATTAACCTGTTCCGGCGTTGCATAATCCGTTCCGGGGGTCAGCTTGTTCTGCTTACCGTCCCATGTAGCTTCCTTTTCGATTACCTTACCGACCGCATCATCAATCTGTGCGCCGGTATGTGAAGAATTATAAGCCATGCCATCACTCCTTCATGCAAAGAAATTCGTTTCCGTCTGCGTCAAGCATGGTTTCGTCGCTGTCAGACGGAATAAAGCCCCAGTTGTCGTTCCAACTGCCATCCATGCCTTGCGCGTAGAGGGAAATGCGGTAAGTGCCATCACCGGAAAGCAAGAAATCGTCGTAGACTTCAAACTGTCGTTGTGTTGCGGCAGGGGTCTGGGAGAAGGACGCAATAAGCGCCCCTCTCCCTCTGCCCCATTCCTCGTCCGACTTCGTAGCGCGGCACTCGAATGCCTGATACGGAATGTCCGACTGAAATGCAACAATAACTTTGTCGAAGCCAGAAACCGCCGAAATCCTCTCTCCCGTGATGGAAAAAGTCAGATTCGGAGCTGCCATTTACGCCACGCTCCAAGTACCAGCGGCGTTCTTTACAAACACCTTGATAATCTTCACGCCGTCGCCCGCAGATGCAGTTTCGAGGTCTGCGCCGTTGATAGTGACGTTGATTGCGGTGTCCTTCTTGTAGCCGCCTGCGGTACCGCTGGTGTTGGTAGAACCGGCAGTAACCGGAATCTGAGTGCCCGCATTTTCAAGGCTGGATTCGCTCGGAACAACCTTGATCTTGTATTCCGTGAAGTCTACATTTGCAGAGAACGAGAACGCAGATACGTTGAAGGTTGCCACCTTGGAAATCTTGCTCTTGTCCGGGCCGGTAATCGTAACAACCGGAACAGCGGTATCGAGCGTGATCTTCGCGGTAACAGTTGCGGTTTCGTTGCCTACGTCGTCTCGTACCTTAATAGATACGGTTTTCTGACCGTCGCCAGTGGTCAGCGTGATCGCCTTAGACTTTACAAACGTTGCCCATGCCGCTTCGGCTTCCGTTGCTGCACCTGCCACGCCCCAAATCTTCATCTGGTAGCCGGTCGTTGCGCTGTCGGTCAGACCAATCGTTGCCGTTACTGCCGTACTGGTTGCATATGCAGCACCGTTATTCAGCTTGAGGGTAAGACCGGCAGGCGCGGTCGTATCCAACGTTAAATTAAAGAAAGATGCCATGTTTTACACTCCTTTTGTGTTTAATTCAAGGTAAAGGTAGGAACTCTTGCGGCGATAGAGCAATTCATCGCCCAAATACGCCTCGTAAATTCCCATCTTTCCTAAGAAATACGCGATAATGCTTTTGTCTCCGATATACATGCCGTCACCCCGTTATCAGATAAAGCACAGTTTCATCGTGCTTTTCGATTGCGTCATACTCTGCACGGGTCAAGACGCGAATAGCGGAAACATCATTTGAAAACACGTTGCCATGCCCGCCACCCGATGCGGGTACACCGGTATCTTCTTCGCCAATCCACCAGTTACCGTTGTCTCCGATGAACGGAGTTAAGCCCTTGGCGGGAACGCCAGTATCTTCACCAGCGATAAACCAGTTGCCGTTTTCACCTACGGTCGGATAAGTGTTTGCAAGCTGCTGCATACGCTTTTCCAGCTCCGTAAATTCGCTTGGAATCTCAGCCCAATGCGCGTCTCCCGACATACTCGACGGCACAAACACCGTGATTTTGTTCGTGTGCTGTACCTTATCGCCTTGCGTTCCGCGCAGCTGCATGGTGTATACACCGGAGATAGCAAGCATTTGGGCGGTCAGAACAATAGACGCTCCGTTTTCGTCCGGAGTAAGCCGTAAGATGTCAAAATACGGTCCGACGCTTACAAACATATCCCAGTCATATCCTGCGGGCAAATCACCGTGTACCGACAATTTTCTTGTGAGATTGTCATACTGCATAGCGAGGAAATCACAAGTTGATGTTAATTTCCAATCGTTGAAAAGAATCATGTTCCGCCACCCTCCAATGCCGCGACACGCGCAGTCAGTGCGTCTAATGCCGCTTTGAGTGCATCGTTTCCGGCTGAGGTGTCGTTTACTTTATCGACTGCATTATCAATGTCCTCACCGCCGTACCGGCTTGTATAGTAAGTATCAGCCATTAAACAACCAACCTCCTTCCGTATTTGTCTGAAATGATTTTGCCGTTCTTGTCATGGACTGCACCGGAAGCAGAAAGCGCTTTAGGCAGGCGATAATAAATAAGGACGCAACCCGGTGCACCGTCTCCGCCGTTAGAGCCGATACCGCCGTCTCCACCGTAACATCCCCATATAGAGGTTGCTTGTGCCATACCGCCACCACCACCACCGCCACCACCGTGGCCACCACCGCCACCAGTTCCTGGGACAGTTGATGTAGTAGGAACAATAGTAGCATCTGCTCCTGCACCTCCTGTAGCATTATGGACGATATAACCGTATCCTTTATATTCTGATGTATCAAAATTTGTGCCTTCAAGTCTTGGGCTTTCACCATCCGAGCCATTGTTGCCAACCGCAGCACCACCGCCGCCACCACCACCCGAAACAGCCGATGCGCTCAAATAACTTGTGCTATGGCCAGAAGCGCCATGGCCTCCGATATACCCCAATACGTTCTCGCCGTCTTTACCAAACCATTCTTTTTTATCCCTGACCGCCTTACCGCCTGAACCTCCTGCGCCTCCATTTTTTCCAGCATCTCCGGGTTTTGCATATTGTTTTCCGTTTACAGGGTCAACAAAACCAATTTCAGACGATGAACCATTGTTTGATGATAATGTACCGAATGTTGTAGGCGTGCCAAGTGACCCAGCTATACTGCCATTCTCAGCATAAGACCCACCCGCACCGCCTAACCCGATTCGCACAGAAAATTTCTCCATAGGTGTAACTTTAAGTTCAGTGCTATATACTTTTCCGCCTGCCCCCGATGCACCGGAGACGCCACCGGCCCCACCAGCACCATCACCGCGCCCCCCGCGTTTGCCGTTTTCACCTTTAGTGCCACTATAACCACCCGCGCCGCCGCCAATCAGAACAGCGCGAATATTGGTCACTCTCTCCGGCACAGTCCACGCACCGTTCTCCGTAAGCACTTCGACGGTATCGTAATACTCCTGTTCGCCGATATCCTGTGGCTTGTAGCCAACCAGCACGCTTTCCTGTGCTGCCAGTTTTCCAGACACGGTGACATCTACACTTTCAACGCATCCGATCACTTCACCGCCGTAAGGGTGCGAAATCTGCACCACATCGCCGGGAATCTCACGCTTAATAGCGATTTTATTATTGATGCGTTCGTTATGGCTGTAATACTCAGCAAGGCGTTCTGCAACGGCTGTTGCGTTCGCAAGCGAGACAAGCGTTGCGTTCTCAACCTTTACCGTGTTGTCCGACTGTTCAACCAGACTGCGACTGCGGGTATTTGTTGGGGCGATAATCTGCCGCGTAACATGGGTGTACTTCTTGCCATTCAGCACGCCGGAACCAGCGGTAACGATAGCGTAGTTCGCGCCACTCTCTGTGATTGCAAAGCCTGTGGCTTCGAGATCATAGCACGGGTCGTCAAACGTGATCTTATCGCCCGCCGAGGTCGTGCCGTTGAACAGTTCCGTAACTTCCGTTGTGCTCTGCGAATAGGCGTGCTCAGTAACGATAACTTCCGTAACCGGCGTTGCATACTCCACCGAGCCGCCTGCGTACATTTCACTTGCGGTGATTTCGCTCGACTGTCCGTCCCACAAACCCTCGATACGGATTGCGCCATTGTAGTCCACTTTCAGCGTTGCGCCGATAGCAAACAGCACTTGTGCGAGGTTTTCGCGCCGTGTTGCGATAGGCAGCCAGCCATACAGCTTGATATTTGCAATGTTAGACTTCACATAGCAGGTCAGCGGTGAGCAAATGTCCGTACACACTTCGCGCACGGTTTCGCCGGTATAAATACCGCCATCGTGGTAGGTTTCATCCAGCAGGCCAACGGTCGAGGTGCAGGTAAAGTGGTAAGTGTTGATAGAGGTGCGAGAGATTGTCTGCACATAAAAAATCCCCATCTGATTTCCATCATGGTAGAAAGTCAGTGGGGTGTTACGGATAAACTCCGTTAAACTGATATCATCCGACTGCACATCAAAGGAAAACGTGTCGATTTCCAGTGAGGCACTGTTCAGCGGACGCGCATAATATGCATTTCCGCTGATTACATCGTGTGCATCGAACGTGCGGTCAAGATATGTGATTGTATTGGTTCCCATGTGTCACGTCCTTTGCGGTGCCATTGCGATAAACTGCACGGAAAGCCCCGTCCAGTATGCTTCTCCGGGTTTCTTGCGAATGAGGTTATCTTGTCCAGCAGTAACATATGCGTTAAACGTAAGCGTGCTCTGTGCATACGGAACAACAATTCTGTGACTGTCCTGCGGTGCACTCAGAACCTCGTACAGCGCATCGTAGTCGCCGTACTTGCCAACTGCGGGAAGAATCGTAATCTCGTAGTTGTAAAACGTACCGATAATGTCGCGAATCATTGCGCCGCTGAGCGTTCGCTCTGCGTTCTCGCCGTCAAGCACCTGAAATTTACGGGTAAGGCTTGTAACAAGGACGTTGTACTTCTTGCCGTCTACGGTAAGTTCCATTTATGCACCTCCTGTTACAAGGCTCACGCCGCGTCGCCGCGTTTCGCCGCTGTTGTACGGGCCAGTAATGCGTGCAAACTTCGCGCCGTCGATGTACAACTCGATAGGCTGACTACTGTTGCCGGTGCCGCCGCGTGCATCCAGTGCCGCGTTAAACGCATCAATCATGGTAGACAGCGGGGTTTCCACGTTCACGCCGCTTTTTTGATCGCCCAGCAGAGCGAGAAATTCGCTGTTCGGGCTGATAACCGCACCATTTGCAAGGGCAGGAATGTCAAGCGAATACGCAGCAGTTGGAGAATCCAGTGAAAATGCGCTTAATCCGCCACCCAATGCGCCAACAAGCGACGAAATACCACTTCCAATGCCACTTCCGATTTTGCTAATCAGGTTGATGACAAAAGAAAGAGCGTCGCCCAGTTTCGTAATGGTATCTGTCAGTCCCTTGATAATAGAAATAACAGAAAAACCGATGAACTGAACGATAGGTTTGATAATGCTCCAAATCGTTTGCAGAATCGGAGCCAGCGCAGATACTACCTTATATACTGCCTGTAACGCCGCTGCAAGAAGATTGAGGATTGCCGGAGCAGCTTCTTCGATAGTCCAGCTCGCAAGCGGAAGTAAAACGTTCTCCCATTCCCATGCAAGGCCGTTCATAATCAGGTCTACAACCGGTTCGAGCGCTGCCATGAAATTGTTAAATGCCGTGACAAGAGGTTCAAAATTCAAACCGCTTGCCCAATCCGCCGTTGCCTGTGACATTTTATCAATTCCGGCTAATACATCATCAATGATTTTGAGGATACTCTCCCAAATAGCTACGCCGTTGTTGTTGTATTCCCACGCAGATTGCAGGTTTTGAGCCAGAGATTTTATCGCATTCTCAATATTCGTGATGATGGAAAGAATATTCGAGAAGATACTTTCGCCTAATCCTGCGTCAGTCCACGCCGCAATAAACGCTTGACCGATAGAATTAACGAGGTTTACAACCGCCGTAATCATTTGTATCAAGGTGTTTATCATCGTTTGTCCGGCATTACCATCGTTCCACGCAGCTAAAAACGTTTGACCGATTGCGTTAATTGCCTGAACCACCGTAGTAATGAGAGTCATAATGCTTTGCAGCATGATTTGTCCCGCGTTACCATCGTTCCATGCCGCAATGAACGCCTGCCCAATAGATGTGATAATCTGAATGATCGTATTCAGCAAGTTCATAATTGCTTGCAACATCTGTTCGCCCGTGTTGTTCGTGTTCCACGCATTGGTAAATGCCGTTGCAATTGCGGTAATCAGATCGAAGATGGTTTGCAGCAGCAGTTGAATGTTGTTAAGCGTTTCAAGTCCGGTTCCGTTCGTCCAGATTGTCATAAATGACTGGCCGATAGCGGAAACCATGTCTTTCAGCGCAGAAAGAGCGTTCTTTGCGCTTTCAATGGTCTGCTGTCCGTACTGCGCCCACGAATCCTGAAATACTTTCCAGAAGTCAGTGAGCCATTGCGGTGTCTGATTTTTTACTGCGGAATAATCCGTATCAAACTTAGGTGCGCTCGGGTCGGTCGTGTTATTGCTATTATTGCTTAATTTCTGGACTGTATCGAACGATGCAAGAGCCTTTTCAGCTTTCTTCGCAGACGATGCCGTGGAATCCAGTGCATCCGTTTGCTTGTTCAGTTCCTTTGCATTTTCCTGTGCCTGCTGTGCGGTCGTACCGAACACAGACGCGATAAACTGCGCCATCTGCGCCGTTACCTGTGCAAGAGCCTGCATTAACTTATTCAGCCATGGGATGATAGATTCATAGATAGGCTGAAACGCCGTCAGCAGGTTGCTTTTCACCTGTCCGAACGACTTTGCAAACGTTTGGTTCGCAAGCAGAGCCTTGCCCAAACGGTCAGCCATTGCCGTAAGCGCTTTGGAAATCAAGTTGAAGAACAACGCGCCCGCAACGATAGAACGCAGACGTACACCGAACGACTGCACGCCGCCCGTTGCTTTCTTCATAGATTTTTGGCTGGAACGTCCGAAATTGGCGAATTTGGCTTTGAGCTTGTCAATCGCTGCGCCCAATTTGCCGCCGAGAAAATTTTGCAGACTTCCGACAGACGTTTTCAAGCCAGCGCCTAAACTCGCAATAACTCGTTTCAGTTTAGCCATTTTGGAATTTGTCTGACTTACGAAGTCATTCATTTCCGACTTGGACTGTTTCAGCCCGGCCTTCATGTTCTCTAACTGCGTGGTCTCATTGGCAAGGCTTTGCCGTACATTCTGACCGGCGCTGCTCATCGTGGACGATTGCTTGATCTCGGCAAGCTGTTGTTTCAGTTGTGCCGCTTTATCATCTGCGTTTCGCAGAGCTTCGCCCAATTTATCCGATTCAGCAACAAGCGAATTCAGCTTTTGCGCCGATTCCGAGAATTCCTCCTGTGGGATTGCGCCCGTTGCCGCCTGTTTCAGTTTGGTGTTGTAATCGCTCTGAGCCTTTTCAATCTCAGCGTTTACTTCATCCAACCGAGCAGCCAGACGTGCGGCTTCTTTCTCCGTTGCTGCAAGGTCGGCTTGCATTTTAATGCCCTTCGTGCCTCCAGCAGCTACCTTGTTCCACTGTTCAGCAAGTTTTTGTACCTTTGCGGCTTGTTTATCTACGGCGGCTGATTGCTTCTCAATGTCTTTCGTCATTTGTGCAATCTGCTTTTTCGCTTGTTCGTCGCTTACAGTAGCGTCGATTCTGATAGAGCCATCCGCCATTTATTCACCGCCTTTCTAATTGATCTGCGCCCAGAAAGCGTCAATAGCTTCCTTTTCCTCTTCGGAAAGTGCGGGTGCAGGGGTTAAATTACGTTTGAGACGTTCGTATTCCTGTTTCTGTTTTCCCTTCATTTTGCTTGTGTCCGTGCCTCTGATTTGCAGGGCATGAGACATTGCCGAATCTTCGTTAAGGCTTTCCATCATTGCCATAAACTCAAACCAGTGCAGATTGACCTTGTGCAGTTCAATGCCAAACGTCTGTCGGAACGATGCGTACAACCGTGCAGAGTCGAAATCGAACCACATCATGCGTTTACCGCCGGGTTCAATCTCTCTATCGTCGCCACAGCGAACAAACCACTGTAAACCTTCCAGTGCAATGTCAATGGGCGGCATCCCTGCTCCGTAAAGCAAGGATAGTGCCACCCATACACGGTCATTATCGCTTAAATCCGGGTCGTCCAATGCAAGGGAAATCTGAATACCGATGCGGTAATCCGTGCGAATCAGATACCCCTTGTAAGAGCTTGGCAGGCGGTCGAGCAGCATGTTAAACACTGCCGACACGCTCCGCGCTGTACTTGCTCATGTTTGCTGCACGCTTCTCAACGTGGCTGTCAATGATGGGGGTAAGCTGTGCGAAGAAATCAAGGAACTGGTCGGAGGACGGAAGCACCGCGCCAAATACCTTCGCGCAAGTATTTTCGCCAATCAGCGCGTCGATTTTGTCCCTAACGTCTTTGTCAAACGCCACAATATCGTCAAGAGTGTCCAGAACGTCGCCTTTCTTCTCAGAAATAGACGTCGCCTTGTCTTTGATTTCGTTCAGCAGGTCAAAAAAGCCTTTGACAAAGCTATCATCAGACAGCGGAAGGGAGATCGTCTCTCCCTTGTCGTTGACTTCAATAACCTTTACGCCGCTGTTTACGCGGATACTATCCATTCCTCGTTACCTCCTTATACGGATACGTTCGCAGTGAATACCGGTGCGCCGCCGGTGATCTTAACAGTACCCGGAATCGGGTCGCCTACATAGTTCAGCGTATATTCCAGCGTCGGAGATTCGCCGCCTGCGCCGCCGTAGGTATCAACCTGTACAGATACTTCCTGCACCTCTGCAACATAAGTCGCAGTGTCGCTGTCACTGGTAGCATTCCACATGTCCACATTCAGCAGCCATGCGTGGGAATCTGCCAGAGTAGCACGAGCGCGACGCTTCTTGTCGATAAACTCAAACACATCGTCGCCCTTGGTGCACTGCTGAGAAACGCTCATGGTCGGCTGATAGCCGGTAATCTCAGTAGTTGCAGAATCAGAGATAATGTCCTGCTCGGTCTCGGTCTGTGCACCGTAGTCCGTAGATGCTTCGGTTACGTTCTTGCCGATTCGTGCCCACTTTGCAGTGGAATACTCACCCATCTTCTCGGTAGTATCCAGAAAGTGTGCAATCAGAGGACGTTTAATCTTTTCAGTTGCCATTTTTACACCTCAACTTCATAGTTAATGGTTAAGAGGATTTGGTAATCCTCGGTTAAATCTTCGTATCGAGCGATAAGCCCCGCAGGGATCGTTCGCTCAACAGATGTGACGGTCATTCCCTCGCCGAGATCAGGCGGGTTTTCTTCCGCCCACGCTCCCAGCTCATTCAGCAATGATTCAACGTCGAGACGTTCCTCGCTGTCGGTCGGCAGGGCGCGATACATCACGCCGAACGGGTACTGTGCAGCATATCCGCCGTCAATGTACTGTGCGGTTTTATACGCGCTCTGCACACTGGTAAGCATCATGCCTGACCGTTCCGGCGGGAGATATTCAAACTCGATTTCGGGAGCATAGCCTTTCAGCCATAAAAGAACAGCCCGTGAAACACCGTCTTGTTCACGAGCTGTTACCGTGTTCAATTTCTCACTCATCGGTCAAAATCTTGCGCACTCCTTCCATCCAGCGCGTTTCATTCAACGCCTTGCTTGCCTCGAACCAGTGAGAACGCGCGTTCTTGTGCATTTCCTTGCTGTATTTGAGGTTTCGATCTGTCAACGCCTTGCGTGTGCCTTTGGGTGCAAACGTACTGCCGGTTGCCGGGTTAATCATCACCTTGCCGTAATACTGGAATCGTGCATAGGGAGAGGCATACACGATGGTATGTCCGTGCCGCTGCACGTTCATAGCCAATACGCCGGTGCGGGCAGGCACAAACTGATCTGTATCTTTTACGATCTCCTCTACCAGCCATGCATTCGCCTTTTCAACGCGCTTGCTTAGTACGTTATCCGGCAGTTTGATGTTTAGAGAGTATCGGATCATCGACCGCCCACCTCCAAATGCTGTAGTCCGCCGTAGTCATACAACGAAACGCTTGTAACGCGGTATGTTTCATGCTTTTCGCGGCATTTCTGGTAACTTCCTTCGTCTGGGACTTCACCACGCGCGAAATAATCCTTTTCCGGCGAAACTATTAAATCGAACGGAATAGGAATATGCAGAGTGACCGAATCAGCGCTGTTCTGCGCGTTCTTCGTTACTGCCGTGCCTCTCGTGCTTTCCAGTAGCACACCGGTTAAAACGGTTCTGCCGGACGGCTGAAACAGCGTCACAGTGTGAGGTAATCGCATTTGCAACACCTCCCACCACGGTAAAGTATACCGGTGTTCGCCAGATACATTTCTGCTGCACTGCGTAACTGCGTCTTTGCATCCTGTGCCATCTCTGCGCTACTGCGATAGCTGACCGACCACGAGCCGACGCTTTCGCTTTGCTTTTCCTGCTCGGCAGAAGCCGCGCGGTTTTGGGACGTATCAATGATCTGATACTGTTCCGCCACCGCGCAGCACGCCATTTTCGCTGCGTCGGAATCATCAATCTTTCCGCGCGTCAGATAGGTAAGATACGCTTCGGCGCGACTTTCCAGACGTGGAAAATCGTCCTCGGTGATTTGATTGCCGTGATAAGTCGCTTTATAAAATGCGTATTCTACCATGTTTTACTCCTTTAGGCGAGAGTTACAGAAGAAATGCCATTCTTGCTTACGTCCTGCTGAGAAGTTGCGGTAACGGTCAGAGAGGACGCGCTCTCGTTCTTGTCAACGGTCAGCAGACCATCATCCGTAATCTTGGTGCCGCCCTTTGCGCCGCCGGAAACCGCCCACGTTACATTGTCAGAAACAATGCCGTCACCGGTTACAGACGCGGTAAACAGCTTAGAACCGCCCTTTGCCACGCTTGCGGTAGACGGCTTGACGGCTACGGTAGAAACACTGCCGCCGTTGCCGTAAACGGAGAACGGGAACGGATTCTCGATGTCCTCGTTGTAAGCAGTCAGCGGGTTTGCAATCTCCCAGCCCAGACGCATAACAGCACGCAGTGCAACCATGTCGTTCTGCATGAGGTTGTACTGGATTGCCTTGGTGTCGGGGTCCTGAATAACGCCCTCGGTGAAAATCTTGAACGTGATATCCTGACGGATAGCATAAACGAGCTGCGACCAGTCGCCTACAACCATCTTTGCAATAGTCGGATCAAATGCGCCGTTGTTCGGGAAATACATATCCATTCCGTCCAGAGCATAGCGAGACGCGCCCTGCATGTCAGTCTTAAAAATCGGCTGACCGGTGGTGTCCACCAGACCGCGCAGCTTGCCGCGCATCTGTACAGCGGATACAACGCCGTTCGGGCTATAACCGTCAAGCTCAACCTTTGCAATCAGACCGTTTTCGCCCATGATATCGCCGAATACGTTTGCGGAAGCCGCTACGCCGTTACCTGCTGCGATTGCAGACGGAACAACGCCATCACGCCACGTTGCGGGCTTGTCAGCACCGAACAGGATTGCAGCGTCAATCTTCTTGCCGAACGCCTCAACCAGGCGCGGGCGAACCTCGCCCCAGATGTCGTAATCCGCATCATCCAGAACTGCCTCCGGGATGGGGACGATTACCGCGATTTCCTCGGCGTAAATCTTCTTTTTGTCCCACGCCATCTTGGTAGTCTGCTTGTACGCTGCGGAGTCAGCCGCGCCAGTGCCGGAAACCTCGCCGTTTACCCAGTAAGCGGTCGGCAGCATATCCAGAACGTTCATGGTCTGGGTCTTGCTGGTCATGTTCGGCAGGCGGCGAGCCATACGCAGTACTGCCGACTCTGCAACAGCGCCCTGAAGGATTTCACGAGTTACCGGCTCCGGGATGAGACCGGAAAGGGAATTGCGGTCAATTACGTTATTTGCCATTGTTAAAAGCTCCTTTTCTTACTTGATTGCCCCACGAATAAGCGCGTTCATTGCCGCGTTGGGGGCGTTTTTCTGGTTGCCATCGCCTACAGGCGCAGTCCAATCAAACGAGGTACGTGGCCGACGTTCCTGTGCGATTGCATCCACAGCCTGTTCAAAGGTGGTCTTGTCATCTACCATCTTCGCAGCCTTGAATGCGATAAATTCCGCCTCGTCACCGGTGAAACCCTTCGACGAAACGTATCTTTCGTGCTCGAGCTGTTCGATCTTCGCGTTCGCCGCCGAAAGGTTGCTTACTGCGGTGTCGCGCTCTTTGGCGATGTTGTTCATTCTGTCCTGCTCGGTCTGCTGACTGTCTTTCCACGTGCGGAATGCGTTCAGCTCTTCCTCGCTGGGCATTTTTTTCCGTTCACGCTCAAGGCGAGACTGGATCATCTTATCTACGTCCGCCTGACTGAATGTCTTTTCCTGCTGTGCAGTAGTGTTGCCCGGCTCACCGGTGTTGGTCTGTGCCTGATTGTTAGTGTCAGCCATAAAATAATCTCCTTGTTTAACGTCCTGTCGGACAATTTGGGTATAAAAAAACACCGCTTGCGCAGCGCATTCTTATTCAATTACTTTCATTCGTTCTGCCTGTGTCGGAAGCTGCGCTGCACGGCTGAAATTACGGTATTCTTTGCGCAAGCGCTTTATGCGGATAGATGTTTGTTGTTCTTTGTCTACCATTCCTGCGGCATTGTAGGCGATTCTACGGCGCTCCAGCTTTCGCACCGTCCGTTCAATCTTGCGTTGCATTTGCGTTGCTTCATACGCTGTATAAGTAACGCCCTCAAACTCAAACGGTGGTTTATCAATGTTTTCAAGCTGTTCGTCGGTGTAAACGCGCTCGGAAACGCCCTCAACAAAGGGGTGCTTGTGGTGTCGGCAGTTCGCACCTTCCAAGCCGTCAACTTCACCCAGGCCACAAACCGCGTAAATGCTGGGATACTTGCCGCCGGTCTTGGTGCTGTAAACCTTGCCTTGCCACTTCTTGTGATTTGACCAAACGTGCGGTTTGTTTACGTCGCGTGCTCCCCTATGCGCTGTAATCTCATACAGTTCAGTTTCAAGCGTTTCTGCGGCGTTCTCCGCGTACTTTGCCGTAAGCTGATTCAAGCCCGTTAGAACGGCTCTACGCGCCGCAACGTCCGCGTGGTCACGGTGCCCGCTTGCGTAGTCAATGGTGTATATGCCGCTGTCTGCGAGGTCTCGCACAGCGTCCTCAAACGCCTGCTGCAACGTAAACGCTCCAGACTGTACCTTAATTTCTGCCTTGTCCAGTGCCGCTTGATATGCTTTTGCGATTGGCTGGAATGTGATTCTGCCGTTTGTCTGCGCTGCAAAGCCAAGTGAACGAGTAATGTTTCGATATCCGTCAAGCGTCTGTTCCTGTATCTGCGCAATATCTGCGGCAGACACCCAGAAAAGCGGTTCGGTTACGCTCGCCTTGGTTGCAAGCTCATCGTAATACTTCTGGTTGTACTCAACTACACGCTCAAGCGCGTTTTGTACTTGCGGCGTTGTCTCTTTGCTGTGCTTGGCAATGATATTTTCGATAGCGTCCATATCAAGGCCATAGGAGCGTAAGACGCGAATGTCATTCATTGCAACTTCGTTAAACTCTCCGGTCAATTTTAACCGTTTACAGATTTCGCGCAGAATATCCTTTTCCAGTTCACGCATCGCAATGGCGATTGGCTCAGGAGCAGCGTCTAAATACTCCGGTGTGATGGGGAATTTCATTCAATTTCTTCTTCCTCCTCATCGGTCATATCCTGTGCTTTCGGCAGCATCTGTTTCGCTGTCTCGTCGTCCTCATTTAACCATTTGGCTCTGAACTCCCAATCGTTCATGATTCCGGCGTTCAGCAGCTGCATATCGCGCGAAAAGTCAGTGTCCTTGTCCTCGATAATGCTATCGTCAAAATCAATACTGATTTCAACATCTTCATCAAGTCCGGCGTTCATCGCCTCATTGCCGAGGTGCAGGATAATCCTGCACAGTTCTGTTAATGCCTGCTCCAAGATGATTTCATGCTTCTTTATAGTGCGGAACATCGTACTATTCTCGCTGATTACCTGCGTTGCGGTTGCTACGCTCGCGCCATTGAAACGATAGTAATTCTCACCGAATCCCGTCTTGCTGGAAAGCAAATCAAGCTGATCTTGAATGCCCTGATTGTGCTCTGCTGTTCGTAGAGACATATCAATAGGCTGCACCACATTACCGTCCTGAGTGTCCTCCGGCAGTACATAATACGCCAGTTCATCCGGGTCAAACACCGGCTCACCGTCAAGATACTGCGTTGCAGCAGGCTTGACCATAATGCGCTTTTTGCCGAGCAGAAACTCGTTTACATAGCTGTCGTATGCGATATCAACGCCTTTGAGAACGTCGATAGCGTTTGCATAGACCGGAATGCCGAGCGGAATGTAATAATCAAAGTTGTTCGCGATGTTCAAACGATCAATCACAAACTGCCGCTTGTTTGAACCGGTATGCACAACAGGTGGAATTTTTTCAAACCCCGGCACGCTTGCAAGGCTTTCTTCAAACAAACTTTCATTTGTGATTTTGAAAATGCGGTTTTCGATGTCGTAAAAACCGATTTCATTTCGCTTGTGGATTTGCAGATAGCAGTAATCCTCGCCTTTCACGGTGGTTCTGCTGTCGAACGCGCATTCCATGATAACGCCGTTCTGCCATGCCAGAGGGAAAATGTGCTCTACAGTCACATAATCAATCTGAATGCCGTTTGCTGCGCCTACAATAGGCTGTTCGCCGTCCGACACTGCACCGACAACACGCGGAATGTATGCGACCGTACCCAGTGCAGACTTCATTTCCTGCATCTCGTTCGCCTTTACCTCGAAGTTGTTCTCTTCAAAGATGCGGTCGATGAACGCCTGTTCTTTCTCGCCCTCCAAGGTGATTTTCACCTTTTCGTTCATGAGTAGGTTCGCCCAGTCCTCGGCTAACTTCTTGGCCATACCGAGCGTATATCGCTTGCAATGCACGGTTCGGCCGCAGTTCCGCACCTTGTAATGGTGGAATGACTTCACATCACCCACATACCAGCTGCGCCACTCCGCAACCTTACCGTAAAACTCGGGGGCGATTGTGTTATAGCCGAGCTCTTTCAGTTTTTCAATGATCGTCAAGCAATCACTCCCATTCTTCTGTAAACGCGCTCAAGGGCGTATCTCGTGGCGTCAATCAGATGGTTCTTTTCATCTGGATAGCCGCTGATGATCTCGCCGTCCTTGTCGCGCTCATACTCATAGTTCACAAACTCATCATAGGCGTGCGGCGTTCGCTTGCGGTCGATGACAAGTGTCCTGCGCTGTAGCCACTTCATGCCGTACTCGACACTGCCGGGGCCCTTCACGGCCTCTTTGGCAGGCAGTCGCATAGCGCGGTAGTCTGCAACGCTTTTTGGCTCTGCACTGTCGCAGGTGATAAACGTATCATTATAGCCGCGCTCCATGATAATACCGGCGCTTTCCTCGTTACTCAGCTTGTTTTTGTATATCTCATCGATAAAATACACCGTCTCACGCGCCCTGTCGTAGTGAACGCGGATAAAAGCGAACGGGTCGGGGAACCATCCCCAGTCAGCGCCTTGATAGATATGATCGAACGTTGCCACCTCATCGTCTGTGATTTCTCGCAGTTCAAGGTTTTCAAAGACGTTGCCGCCCGTGCCGACCGGAATGCCGAGGTATTCATGCTGATACGCTCGCTCGTTCGTCAGTTTTAGGTGCTCCGCCTCATAAATAAACTGATCGCCTAACCACTCGCGCGGCGCTTCAAGGTACGTGCTGCGGTGGCAGAGACGGTCAGGGCGTTCTTCTAAACTGTCCTTGTTCGCCCAGTTGTCGCGGCTGATCGGAGGGTTATAACTCTCAAAGTTCCAATACTTATCACCGCCGCGCATTGTAGACTGCAAGATCGTTCGGATTTCCGCGCGTCCTGCGAACTGGTCTTTCTCCTCGAAATGCGTAACAGCAATATAACCAAACGGAACCTTGATTGACTTGATTTTCATCGGGTCATCAGCGCCGCGAAACATGATTTTCTGTCCGGTCGGGCGATATATCAGCTCCATCGGCGATACTTTCGCGTCCCAGTAGTCAGCCATGCCCAGCTCACCAATTGCCCATACATACTGTGCGTATACACTATCGCGGATGGTGTTTGCAACCTTGCGTAACACAAGCGCATGCGTTCCGGGGTTGTGGATAAGCAGCAGCGGAACGACAATCGACACAAACGACGATTTCAGCGAGCCACGGCCGCCGCTCTCATCGTAATGTGTGTGACCATGCTCAAACACATCGTGCGCAACGGCGTAAAATGCCGGTCCGATGATCTGCGAGAGTTTCAACTCAGACATCAATAATCACCTTCACGCCTTCGCTTTCGATCTTTTCCTCTACTGCGTCGCGCTGTCCGAGGTACTGCTTGCCCAACCAGATAAGCATCTGGATGTTACCGCCACGAGCAGCGTTAAACTGCCAGTGTCGCAGGCTCAGCTTCATTTCGGCCATGCCTTTATAATATGCTTCGGTCACATCCTTGCGATTCGCAAAGGTCGCACGCGCGAAGCCTAATGCTCTTGCGATTTCCTCTTGCGTGTTGCCCTCGCTTGCCAGCTCGCGCACCGCTTCAAGGTCGATTTGTTTCTTTGGTCTGCCTCTTGGCATTTACTTTTCCCTCCCTTTCCCAAAAGAAAACCGGCTGGGACGCTATTCCCAGTCGGCGTACTTTTGAGTGTTTTTTCATCAGGCCGAGGACGACCGCGCGCGGGAAGCGCCTGCTTCCCGACGACCCGAAACAAAGTTACGGACGCGAGTTCCGATAGATCGTGCTGCTCTTCTGATTGCCTTCATGCAGTTCACCTCCTTTTATTTATGCAACGAAAAGGACTATCTTTTCAGATAATCCTTTTCGTGTTTAGTTAGTCTCCTATAGTTCTGCCTAAATATTCCTTTGACCCTTTCCCAATCCGCGCGAATTTCAGATCGCCAGTTTTAATAGGTCTTTTCACCGCCCGGCTCACGCACCCGCGTCAGAGTATTTTCTAAATAGCATAGCAAACCCCGCTCACCAAAGCCATAAGGTGAGCGGGGTTTGCTATATTTACGACTGTTTCGGTTTTGCAGGACTCGCGCCTGCTTTCAGCACTATGCAAACCGGTATACCTCCATAGGGAGGTATGGGCGCTATCGTCGCGTCTGTGCGTCGGGCTTTTACCGAGGCTTGCGCCGCTGTCCAGAACGGTTGTATGAAATCCA